ATTGTCGCCACGACCAAGATCTCTAACCCAACTACGGGTAACCCGTACACGGTGCGAGAAGCGTATGAGCTACACGCAGGTATCACCGCTCAAAAGGCGACTGATCTGCGGAACAGCGATACGACTGCACGTAAGTCCTCAAAGAGAGCAGTGCGTGGAACGCAGGGTATTGATGCTACGGAAGGAAACGGCCCACTTAGCGACTCCGATGTATTATCGGGTCTTTCCAAGTTAGGCTTTGAATAAGGATAAATAGATCATGGCAGCAACATCAACAACAGAAACGTGGGATGCAGCCTGGACGCTTACGATGAGGGCAAAGCGCAAAGAATTAACAGATAACTTCTTTGACGCATACCCAACATTAGACATGTTTCGTCAAGGAAATGCTCTTGTTACCGACAACGGTGGCAAGGAAATACAGGCCGATGTTCTTTATGCTGGTAATTCAGCGCAATATTTCTCAGGCTATGACGTACTAAATACGGATGCGGTAGACGGAATTAGTGCCGCGTTTTATCCGTTTAGATACGCCGCAGTGCCTATTACCATCAACTTTACTGAAGAGCAAGAAAACCGTAAACGCGATTCAGCGATGTCGCTGTTGGAAGCGAAAACGAAGCAGTCGATGCTGACGTTACGCGACCAGATCAACACTTCGCTTTACTCTGCTCAAACCGGTAAAGCTCCATTAGGTTTCCAAGACATCATTGCCGATGCACCAGGAACTTCTCCAACTACGTTGGGTGGTATCACCATTTCTGGTAATAGCTGGTGGCAGAACAAGGCCAACAACGCTACGGCTGATACTTCGTTTAAAACGATTGTTAATACGAACTTTTACGAAGGTATGATTCGTATGTCAACAACGTGGAATGACGTATCAGAAGGTAACGAACAGCCAACAAACATCTTCACGACAAACAGCATTTATGCTGATTTTGAAGAGATATTTGAAGGCACGGGTTATCAGCGTTTGTCTGGTAAAGATTCACCGGGCGTAGACGGTCGTTTGCCATCGTTCAGAGGCATTCCGGTGCAGTATGACCGCGATTGCGGAACGGGTCGTATGTACTTCTTGAATACAAATTATCTCAAGTTGCACATGCAATCGGGTATGAATTTTAGCAAGACTCCATTCCGCGAAAATTCAAATCAACTCGCAAAAGTCGCATTTATCACTGTAGGCCTCAATTTGGTTACTACAGCACGTCGTCGTCAGGGTGTTATCTACAACTTGAACGATTAATAACAATCCAAGACGCAAGCCAATGCGTCTTTTGAGCCTGAGTAAAAGGGCAAAGGAGAACAAACAATGAGTAGAATAGACAATGCCAACTTTGGCATACAGCGTTTAGGCGGTGATGGCGGTCAAGGTATTTACGAAGAGTCGTCTACGCCGAAACATGCCATAGGAGAAAAACTTGAACTGATTGATGGACGAGTTTTTCGCTATGCGTATTTCAGCACGGCTACCGCGCAAGGTTTACTTGCATCTCAAGACCTTTCAGCGTCTGCTATTGTTGAAAGCGATGGCAAGTTAACGGCGGCATCGGCTGGTGCTACTGAAGTAACGTATACCGATTCGGGTACTGTAGGATCGGCAACCTTAAACCAGTATGCCGGTGGGTATCTGCATATCACTGACGATGCCGGTGAAGGGTTCCAATATCGGATCAAGTCGAACACGGCTGCAAGTTCCAACGCAATTACATTAACGCTTTATGATGGGTTGCAAGTAGCTGTAACTACTGATACGGATGTAGCCGTCACAGGTGGTTTATATAACAACCTTATTGGTGCAACAGCCGGAACAGATTATGTCGTTGCCGGTGTTACTCCAATATCGTTTACCGTCAATTATTATGGTTGGGTTCAGACTCGCGGTGTTGCTACCATCTTAGCAGATGGAACTATTGCTGCTGGTCAGAACGTCACCTTGAGTGATGGTGTAACGGGTGCAGTTCATACGAAAGACGCTGAGACAGAACCATTGATTGGTTATGCGGCGTTTGCACCGGATAACACGGGTTATTGTGGCGTAGTGCTGCAAAACTTGCCGTAAGCAGTTCACATTTCGTGCGGCGGTGGGTTTCCACCTTGTGATACCTCCAAGCCTATCGTCGCACGTTTTTAACGAAAGAGAACACAAATGGCAAAACGTATGCCTACAGCAAAACAGCAAGAGCATACCCTGCCGGAACAGTTGGCCGAAGTAGTGCAAGATGCTACACCTGTCGAGCAAGCACCGGCAGCCAGTGTCACGCCCGATCAGATCGTTGACATCATTGTCAGGGGTTCTGATGATACTAAAAATGCTATTCGTAAGGCGCTTGACCTGGACAAAACGCACACTCGTCAGCGCAAATCACCGGTCACCAACAGCCAAGTGCGGAATCATGTTCGCGCTGTTGGTGAAGTAACTCATGCTCCAGGATTCGTACCTGATCCACCGTCGCGCATTAGAGATCGTGGCGAAGAAGCCGTACGTATCTGGCAAGAACGCTGGCTCGACAACAACGGCGATAACTTGTCGGAATACGATTTGGATCAGATTGCAGCTACGGCGCATCAGTAGATGTCGGAAACCTTTGGACAAGTCAACGCGGCCAGTTTCTTTGGCGATTCGGCGTTGATTGGGGCGGTAGAGGCAGACACCGTAAAGCTGGCAGATACGTTAACGGTCGCAAGTCTAACGACAACCGAACGCAACGCACTGACCGCAGCAAACGGAATGGTCATTTACAACTCTACCGACAACAAGTTTCAAGGGTACGAAAACGGAGCGTGGGCTAACTTAATTTAGGGTTAGCGGATGACAAACTTGCAGATCATTCAGATCGCACTGAGAAGGGTTGGTCTGAATACAGGTAGTTCGACATTTAAGGACGGGGCGAGAGACTATCTAAATTTAGTGACTCAGGATATAGCCTCGCGTGAAAAGTGGAACTGGCTGTTTAAGTCTTCTACTTTTAGCACAACAAACGGCACTCGTACGTATTCGCTTGCCAGTGACGTAGTAGCTCCGTTGTCGTTTCGCAACACTACGGAAGATCATGTCATTCTCATCATGTCTACGCAAGACATTGATGCGGCTGATCCGGATGCCAGTATAAACGGCGATCCGCGATGGGCAGCCATTGATGGGGTGGATTCCAGCGGCAACATCGAAGTCACGCTCTACCCGGAGCCGGACGGCACGGACACTATTGCTTACAGGTATTATTCTTCTATTCCTACTTTTACCGAATCTGAAGATAGCGATTCCATTACTCCATATGTGGCACCGGTATGTCAGCCGGCATTGATACACGGCATCTCTGCTTTGTATAAGCAAGAGAAGGGTGACGATCAGGGCGCAATGTCGGATAAACAGGAAATGGAGCGCGTGATTGCTATAGCAGGTAGACAAAACTTGAACGTGCAGGGCAACAGAACATATCGGATGCGTAGAGCAGATGACCATATCTCCGGCAAGTTTAGCTTTCAACCCACAGAAGGGTCTATTGGCTGATGCCTATCACCGCTGAATCGCTACGACTCGGCCCCTGGCGAAGTGGGGTAAACTACAGCTTACCGGCTGAAGACATGCCACCGGACGGTTTGTTTGAGATGGAGAACTGCACGGTAGGGTTGGCTGGTGAAGTGTCTAAAAGAAATGGTTTTGAAAAATTCAATGCAAGCAGCATGAACAGCGATGCAACGATCACGGCATGTGGTCAGGTAGTGCTGGCTGGTACAGAAAAGGTTTTTGCCTTTGCCGGAAACAAATTCTATGACGTAACGGGTGGAACGGCAACAGACCGAACAGGTAGCGTGACGATAACGGCTGGCGATGACAATACGTGGGATTGGGTATTGGCCGGAGACACGCTGATCGCGGTAAATGGTGAGGATACGGACGGCATTAAGTGGACGGGCGGTACATCCAACGCAGCCGCACTGGATGATGACTCGCGGTTTACCAAGCCCAAGTGGGTAACCTTTTGGGAAAATCGTGCGTGGGTCGGCAACATTAACGGAGCCGCAGATCGTATCTGGCGTAGTGATGCCGGTGATATT